ATGTCGTTATCAGATGTAGCAACTCTACCTGGAGTTTGCAGTAATCTGTCAGCGACAAACACTAATTGTGGTGGAACAATGAGTTTCATACCTTTCAACGCTATATTAAGACCTCTATCATCTGTAAATGTAGAGATATTAATAAGTGAATCTTCAAGAGAAGTTTCATTAAGATCCGCCATAGTGGTAGCTCTGTTTGCTAGTGAACCACCTCCACCTAGAGGGTGATCTGTAGCTATAAGCACTTTACCATCACCACCTGTAACACTAAACGCATTGTTTAGTACTGCAGCAGCTTTGATTTGCTTTGTATTAGCCATAGATCTTGCCAAGGCTTTGGTGTATCGGGCTCCGAGTCTATCATATAGATTATCTTCGATAGCTTCTTCTGTTAGTGCGAAAGCTAAAGCCACTGTTTCGTGGGTATAACGTGAAGTATAACCTTCGTTAGCTGTATCAAATCTGAC